TTAAAAATAGATGAGGACGTGGTTCCGCCAGAGCCATATAAAGGATGAGTGTTGAAAGCGATTTTGTTTTAGGCAAAGTTGGTGTCACAACTACAGATGGCAAAGGACATGATGCCGAGTTCTGGGCAACTCAAGCAACAAAGAAAATATGTGACATATCAGACAATGCACCAGAGCATGTCAAACAACAGGCTTTGGCTTTCCAAAACCAAGTTTATACTGTAATCTTATATACTATAAAAAATGCAATAAAGTCACAGAATACGACTTATGCAAATTTATTAGAAAAACAAGGCCACAGCGACATGGCTAAAATATTGAAGGAGCTATAATGGCAATAACATCGGCAATTTGTACGAGTTTTAAACAAGAGTTACTCGTAGGCACTCATAATTTTACAGCTACTAGCGGCAACTCATTTAAGCTGGCTTTGTATACAAGCTCTGCTACTTTGGGAGCTGGCACAACGGCATTTACAACTACAGGTCAAGCATCTGGCACTAACTACACTTCGGGTGGGTCGGCATTAACTAATGTTACGCCTACAACATCGGGGACTACTGCTTTTTGTGATTTTGCAGACTTAACATTTAGTAATGCTACGGTAACTGCTAGAGGTTGTCTTATTTATAATGATACAAACTCTGACAAAGCAGTTTGTGCTATTGATTTTGGTGGAGATAAAACTTCTACAGCTGGCGATTTTACAATCGTTTTTCCTAGTGCTACAGCGACGGGCGCAATAATTAGGTTAGCATAGATGTCGCACCATGCCGCTATCAAAGTTAAATTTTAAGCCTGGAATTAACAAAGAAGAAACCGATTACTCAAACGAAGGTGGTTGGGTAGACGGTGATAAAATACGTTTTAGAAAAGGTCGTGTAGAAAAAATTGGTGGTTGGGAGAAACTTTCCTCTGATACTTTAATCGGTTCAGCAAGAGCACTACACTCTTGGATTTCGTTAGCAGGTAATAAATATCTAGGTATTGGCACGACTAACAAATATTATATTGAAGAAGGCGGCACCTATAACGACATAACACCCGTGCGTAAAACTAGCACTAACTCAATAACTTTTGCCGCTACGAATGGCTCATCAACTTTGACTGTAACCGATAGCTCACATGGAGCAGTAAACGGAGATTTTGTAACTTTTTCAAGTGCTGTAAGTTTAGGTGGTAATGTCACCGCAACAGTGCTCAATCAAGAGTATCAAATTGATTTAGTAACAGGCACAAACACTTATCAAATAACTGCCAAAGATACTAGCGGTGCAACAGTAACAGCAAACTCAAGTGACTCTGGTAATGGTGGTTCTGCAACAGATGGAGTATATTTAGCCAACTCTGGATTAGATGTATATGTGCCTTCAACTGGTTGGGGTGTTGGAACTTGGGGTGCTGGTGCTTGGGGTTCTTCCACAGCTTTATCAGACGTGAATCAGTTGCGTTTATGGACACACGATAACTTTGGAGAGGATTTAATTATTAATCCAAGAGCAGGTGGCATATTTAGATGGATAGAAAACGATGGTTTAACCACTAGAGCAGTGGATTTAGCAACCACAAGCGGTGCTAATCTAGTGCCAACTAAGGCGCTACAAGTTATTACATCCGAAACCGACAGACATCTCATTGTGTTAGGAGCAGATCCTATCACCAGTGGATCAAGAACTGGCACGTTAGATCCAATGTTGATAGCATTTAGCGATCAAGAAAATCCTTTGGAGTTTGAGCCGCTATCAACAAATACAGCTGGATCACTACGATTATCTTCTGGTTCATCTATTGTAGGTGGCATCAAAGCTAGACAGGAGGTGCTAATTTTTACAGACACCTCGCTTTACTCTATGAATTTTATTGGACCGCCACTAACTTTTGCAGTAAATCTAATAAATGAGGGAGCTGGCTTGATCGGCCCAAAAGCAGTAACAAACTCACCAAGAGGTGTGTTTTATATGTCGAAAAAAGGTTTTTACTTTTATAACGGCTCAGTACAAAAAATACCATGTAGTGTGCAAGATCATGTGTTTTCTGATTTGGATGAGACGCAAGCCTTTAAATGTTTTGCAGGTCTAAATGAGGAGTTTTCAGAGGTATGGTTTTTTTATCCATCTTTAACCGATAACGAAACTGAAATATCAAGGTATGTTATTTATAACTATGAAGAAAACTCTTGGAGCATAGGCACACTAGAACGTTACAGTTGGTTAGCAGCAGGTGTTTTGGACAAACCCTTAGCCGCTGGTGAGGAGAGCACGACAAAACGTATATATGAACATGAAAAAGGTTTTAACGATGATGATAGTGCAATGGACGGTGTTTTCGTAGAATCAGCCGATATTGACATATCAGATGGCGATAGGTTTGTGTTTTTGAAACGTATATTGCCAGATATATTGTTTGTAAATGAAGCTGGCACTAGCCAAAACCCAGCCATAAACGTTGTTGTAAAAAGACGTGACTTTAACAATCAAACTCTTTCAACAGACTCTACAACACAAATCACTTCTAGTTCAACCTTTGGTTCATTAAGGTCTAGAGCCAGACAGTTTGTATTACGATTTGAATCAGATGACGATAACACTGATTCGGACAGAAAAAATTACAAGTGGAGGCTTGGTAGTACAAGGGTTGATATTCAACCATCTGGGCGTAGGTAATGAGCAAGTTATTGCCCACACAGTTACCTCAAGCGCAAGGTGATACAGTTTCAGCTGATACATTTAACAGACTTGTAAGGATATTAGAGATAAATTTAGGATCAGTCGACCCAGATAGCATAAAATCGTTTAACTCCACAGACATTAGCGAGTTGCAATTTGCTACAGGTGCTATTATATTTAACTCAACGACAGAGGTTCACCAAGCCTTTGATGGCACACAGTTTAGAAACCTGTATGAGCATCAAACTTATCCGACTGGTGTCTCTGCAACAATAAGTATAGGAGCTGTAACAGTAAGTACACCATGATAAGCGAAAAACTAAAGCAAAGAATTGAAAATCTTACAAGTGACTCTGCTATGAAAGACATGGCAATGAGAAAAACAGATCCTGTATCACCTCCAATGAAAATAGGTGAAATGCCTATGGATGATGAACCAGTGATGCTTGATGCTGAGGACATGTCAGCAGAAGATAGAGAAACTTTAAATGCTTTACTAAACAGAGGTAGCCAAGTTGGCATGGCACCAATGTCACAATTAGCGCAAGAGCTTGCTATGCAAGGCGAAGGCGAAGATACACAACTCGCGCACTTACGACCTGGGGAGGTAGTTTTACCGCCTGAGTTTTTTGAAGATGAACAATTTGAAAGTGCAGTCGAGCGTAAATTTAAAGAATTTGATATTGAGCCTGAACAAGCGATAGTAGGTACAGGTATAGCTAGCTTAAATCCAGTAACAGGCTTAGAACAGTTTGGTTTTTTTAAGAAAATAGGTAAAAGGCTTAAAAAAATGGCAAAAAAAATAGCACCCATAGCTGGACCATTAGCTAATTTTATACCTGGTGTTGGGCCAGTATTAGCTGGTGCCATTGGTGCTGCAACTAATGTAGCAGCAGGTAAAGGACTAAAAGGCGCAATATCTGGAGCACTCGGCGGTTATGGTGCTGGTAAGTTGGCGGGTGGTATTGGTAGTCTAGGAAAAGCAACGACTGGAGCAGCAAAATCAACTGGTATTTTTGGTGGAACCATAGGGCCAAGTATCAGGACTGGAATCGGTAACTTTTTTAATCCAGCCGCAGGACAAACAGGAATATTTGGTGGACAGTTAGGGCCTAATCTTAGGCGTGGCATAGGCAGCATATTTGGTGGCGGACAACAAGGCATGCCTAGCGGTATGGCTGATACAGGCGATGTCATCGGCACTTTAGATGGCGCACCAATCACTAGAGCAGATCTTGCAAACATGACACCAGATCAGATAGCAAATATGCAAATGACGCAAGCTGCGGTGCAAGACAAAACTTTAATGCAAAGACTTAGCGCCATGTTCTTACCACAAAGCGTAGAAGATGCTTTGGGCACTGGCCCACAAGGCGGTGGCATTTTTGGAGGCGGCCAAGGCCAAGGCGGCGGTTTGTTCGGCGGAGGTTTTGGTGATGCACTGAAAATGGGTGGCATTGGAGCTTTAGCTGCTGGTTTAGGTAAGCTGGCTTATGAAGATGCACAAAAACAAAAAGGCGTGCCTTTGACACCTCTTACAACCATGAGTCCAACAGGTAGATACAACATAGAGGCAGAGATAGCCAGAAGAATGGGACAGCCTGCTCCAAACCCTGTAGAGTTTGGTTTGTTACCAGCTGGCACAATACCAGAGCTATCGGGAGGTAAACCTAGAGGCATGATGTATGGCGGTGGTGTTGAAGATTTAACTGGAGGCATGGTGCGGGGTTTAGCAAGTGGAGGCGGAGTTATGGCTTTTGCTCAAGGCGGAGCCGTTCAAATGCAAGAGGGTGGTGAAATGGACCCAAGTCAGTTTCCTAGGATGGACGGTGATATAAATGGACCAGGCACAGAAACCAGCGATGATATACCAGCTATGTTGAGCGATGGTGAATTTGTTATGACAGGAAGAGCTGTAAGAGGCGCTGGTTCATACGAAATGCAAGCAGACCCTAACGGTATTATTAGTCTTACTCCAACCTTAAAAGAGGACAGAGAGCGCGGTATGAATCTTATGTATAAAATGATGGATACGTTTGCAAACAAGGCTAAGGCATCATAATGAGTTTATTTAAAAAATTACTACAAAAAAATATAGCTAGAAAAGCTATAAGAACTCCATCTTTTTTAGATAGAGATAGAGTTCCGCCCCCTAATCAACAACCAATAACAAGACCCTTGCCAATACAGGTTTTGCCAGGCATTGAGTCACCTATTGTTGAAATGAATGGTTTTGATAACGAGATAGCCCCTAGACCACCAACACTAAGACGACGTGCGTCCTTACCAATAATGCCGCCAGCGCCAAGACGACCTAGAACGTTGCCTATTTTGCCACCTGTATTACCGCTTCAACCTCCTGTGCAACCACCTATACAACCGCCAATGCGATTGCCAATACAACCTCCCGTGCAACCTCCAATACAAGTTCCACCAAGAAATGTTGTAGATATAGATTTACCAACAGAAATTTTGCCACCATCTATGATGCGCAGACCAGAGCAATTATTTATAAGTAGAATGAATGAGCCACGCGACGAATTTGTGCCACCAGTTCCTACTACAGATCAAGGCATGCCAGATCCGATAATGAGAGCTTTGCCAGTTGGTGAGTCAATTCGTTTTACACCTCCACCACCACCTACAAATATGTTGGCAAGAACTACAGTTGAACCAGAGCCTATGCCTACACCTACAGTTAAGTCAGTGCCAACGCCTATACCTACAGTTGAACCAGAGCCTATGCCTACACCTACAGTTGAACCAGAGCCTATGCCTACACCTACAGTTGAACCAGAGCCTATGCCTACAGTTGAGTCAGTGCCAACGCCTACAGAACCCATGCAGGCAATAAATGTTTCTAATCAAGATCCTTTCGCTGCTAGTGTAACTCAACAACAAGTTGGCTTAGACCCACTTACCGAACAGTTGTTGTTTGGTATTGGTGGACAAGGTGGTTTCATACCAGGTGCTATGCGAGCTGCTGAAAAAGTATTTTTTGATGAACAGGGTAATCCTGTTGTCATAGATGAACAAGTAGCTGGTTTTAGTCCAGATCAATTACAAGCCATGCAAATGCAAAGAGAGGCCTTGGGTATACAAAATCCGTTTTTACAAGGCGCAGGTCAAGCATTTGGTGCTGGTACGCAAGCACTTGAAGAAGGCTTACAAAGAGGTAGAACTGCTGCTATCGGAGCTTTGGAGGCGACCAGAGGTGGCGTTGGATCATTACAAAGTGGTTTGGGTGAGTCGGCTGATATATTAAGAGGTACTTTAGGTGGTTATGACCCAAGTATGACAAGACAGTTCTATGACCCGTTTGAAGATAGAGTTGTGCAACAAACCATAGAAGATATTATGGAGCAAGGTGCAAGGTCAGACATAGGCGCTAGGGCGTCTGACATCGCAAGAGGTGGTCAGTCAGCTTTTGGCTCCAGAGCGCGTTTAGGAGCCTCTGAGCGTCAAGAGGCGCTTGGTAGAGGTTTAGCCGAGGCTTTGAGTGGTATTCGCTCTAGAGGATTCCAACAAGCTCAACAAACAGGTTTAGGTGAGTTTGCTAGACAAAAGGCCGCTGAAAGAGCTGCAAGCTCTGGTTTGGCTAGTTTAGCTGGACAAGGCTTTGGCGGTACTCAAGCTCTTGCAGGAGCTCTGAGCGGCTTAGGACAAACAGAACAAGATATAGGACAACAAAGATTCAGTGGACAATTTGGCCTTGGAACTAGTTTACAAGGTCTTGGAGCGCAAGCAGCAGGCGCATCGGCATCTGACATAGCTGCACTTTATGGCATGGGATCACAACAACAGCAACAAACCCAGCAAATGTTAGATGCTCAACGTAGAAACCTACAACAAAGACAAATGACACCATTACTACAATATCAAGCATTAGCACCATTTGTGAGCATGGCACCCGCTGGACAATTTCAGACAACTACACAATTTGCACCACCACCTAGCGCTATGCAGTCTGGATTATCAACAGGATTAGCTGCTTTTGGAGCGCTGGGTAAATTGTATGGAGGCTCATAATGACAATTAGTAGAGCACAAATTGATGAATCTATTGATATGCAAGGTGGCGGTGATCCTATTGAAGAGCAAAATAGAAGATTGGAAGAGCTAGCAGCGGAACTACGAGGTAGGGTTGAGGGTTTTGATTTTGATACGACGCAACAAGAGTATATAGATAGACTCTCACAATTTGCACCACAACCAGATAAATTTGATATTTTTGATTTAGCCACAAGTATTTCGCAAGGTTTGGCTGCTCAACAACAAGGCGCTGGACCAGATTCAATCGGACAGGGTTTAGCCATGGGATTTAATTTAGCATCTGCTGACATGCGTGAGAGAGATCGTTTGATGGAGCAAGCAAGACAAGAAATTGGATTACAGGCGGCCAAGTTAGCTATGAGTGACGAAAAGGCGGCGTCTGACTTTTTAGATAAAGCCTTGTTTGAAATAGCAAAACAATCTGGCACTGCTGGCGATGCAAAAGACACGGCAGATATGTCTAATTTTAAATTTTACCAATCATTAGGCGATGAAGAAAAAAAAGTTTGGGACAAAATGAAAAACCAAGATCCTTTTGCTCTGTATAGGTTAGAAGAACAAAAAAGAATTGGAAGATCACCAGGAGGCCTTGATTTAACGCCTGGACAAAAAAAGGTCGACGAAAAGTTTGGCGAAATTATGTCTGATTATGTTTTAAAAGGTGGCCCACAAATTAAAAGTAATTTAAAAAATTTACAAGAAAAAATAGAAATATTAGAGGCTGGAGAGTTGAATGTTTCTGGGCCTGCCATTGGTGTATTAGGTGACGCTGCTATGGGTGCAATAGCACCAGACGCAGCATCTTTTATCAGTGATATAAGAGATATTGTGTTTCAATCTTTGAGAGAAAAGCTTGGAGCACAATTTACCGAGAGAGAGGGTAACAGGCTTGTTAATGCTGCTTTTAACCAATATTTAGATGAAAGCAGAAACATTGCAAGGTTACAAAGGCTTTATGACACCATAGATCAAGCGGCTAGATCCAAGGAGGCAGCCATAGCTTATTACGAAGAAAAAGGCACATTAAAAGGCTATACAATTCCACCATTAGATTTTGAAACTATTATGGATGGTTTAGTACAAGAGTCTGATTTTGAAGGTATGACAGATGATGAGCTCAAAGAATATTTCGTTAATGCAAGTGAAGATGAGCAAGAAATTATTTTAAAAATGGTTGAGGCGCGAGGAGAACAGTGAGTTTACTTGAAGAGCTTAAGGAAATACAAAAACCAACGCAACAAGAAGAAGATAGCCTCACTGGTACAGAGGTTTTAACTGAGGCTGTAAAAAACATACCTTCTAGTGCGGCAAAATTAGTTACAGATGTCACATATCCCATAAGACACCCTATAGACACGGCTCAATCTTTAGCGTCACTAGGCAGGGGAGTGGTAAAACTCATAATGCCAGGCGAGCCAACTATTTATGATGAAGATGAAGAGGCTGCAAAAGCAGTAGGCAAATTTTTTGCAGATCGTTATGGCTCTTTTGAAGGTTTTAAAAATTCTTTTGCAACAGATCCGCTTGGAGTTTTTAGTGATGTGGCGATTGTGTTTACTGGCGGTGCTGGTTTAGCAGCTAAAGTGCCAGGTGTTGCAGGTAAAACCACACAAACGGTATCTAAAATAGGTGAGGTGATTGACCCTGTATTGGGAGGCGCGAAATTAGTGGGCGCTACAGCTGTTGGAGCTGGTAAAGTTACAGCACCATTATTGGGAGTAACAACTGGTGCTGGGACAGATGCAATACAAGTAGCGGCAAGAGCTGGAGCTAGCAGTCCAGAGGTGCAAAAAATGTTTTTAGATAATCTACGTGGCGATGTGGCACCAGAGGAAATAGTGCCAAAAGCAGTCCAGGCTTTGAAAGACAGACAAACAACAACAAGAGGTAAATTCAAAAAAGATAAAAAAACATTACAACTAGAACGTTCACCAGTAAATTTCAAAAACGTAACACAAGCTATTAAAAGTTTTGAACAAGGTAAAAAGTTTGGTCCTGTCTCTGAGTTGTCTGTCAAGGCACAAAAAAAATTATCAGACATCAAAAAAATCGTAAAACAGTGGGAAAAAAACCCAGAACTGCACAATGCAAAAGGTTTAGATATTTTAAAAAGAAGGATTGATGCAGAATATCCAACTGGTTTAAATGTTGGCGACTCTGGTGTAGTAGTCTCTGAGATTAGAAATTTAGTTAAAAATCAAATTTTAGATGAGGTACCAGACTACGGCAGGGTTATGAAAGATTATGAGCTTGCAGTAAATTTAGAAAAACAATTTATGCAAGAGCTTTCAATCGGAAAAAATAAACAAGCAGGAACTACATTAAGAAAGTTGCAATCTGCTTTACGTAATAACGTGAATACGTCGTACGGTAACAGACTAAACATGCTTGAAGATTTAGATCCAAGTTTAATTACTGAGATAGGTGGTCAAGCCTTGAGTAGTGTAACGCCTAGAGGTTTACAAGGTTTAAGTGCAAGTGGTTTTTTGGGCTTAGGAGCTTTTGTTAATCCAGCCTCATTACTTGCATTACCGTTTCAATCGCCAAGATTGGTCGGAGAAACAGCTTTTAAAATAGGACAGTTAGAAAAAAGTTTAAAACCGCTACAGGGTCAAACAGCATTAGATATAGCTAGAGGAGCTAGACTTACTGGTGAGGTCATGCGAGCAGACGATGTAGACAATGCAGAGCTTTTGCGATTGTTACTAGAAAGCCAAAACAAAAAAGAAATGATAGATAAATCGGATGTAAATACAATACAAACAGAGGCACTAAAGCTTTCCGAGGAGTTTGATAAAGAAGAAGAAAAAAAATCTTTTGCAGTCGGTGGATCAGTAAATGAAGAAAATATCGCAGAGAACATATTACGAAAAATAAATATGAGTTTTGCATTAAATGAATTACAAAACCCCGTTCTAGCAGATAAGATCGCACCTTTGCAAAGAATATCTAAGGATGCAGATAGCGTAAAGTTTAACGATCAAGTTTTTGCTGAATTAGAAAAGTATGTAAAAAATTTAGAGACATCATTAAAAGATAGGCGCACAATACCTCTACAAAGATTTAAAAATGTAGTTGATAGAGCTATTGAAAATAACATAGATGATGGCTTTACACAGGGCGATGAAGATATACAAAATCAAATTGCTTTTGCACCAAGACTGTATCAATCTTATTTAGGCATAACAGACACAGATGAACCGTATGAGGCTACGGAAAAAGCAGCTAACAAAATTTTAGAGAGAGTAATGAATAAAAATTTTACTGGTGAAGAAACTGCAAATTTTTTGTTGGCTCATAATAAATTAGCACCACAAGATACCGTGCCTTTATTTTTTAATAAATTAGAGTCTGCTTTATCGAGCAATGAGTTTACAAAGGCCAGTCAAACATTAAAAGACGCACTTAAAATAAAAATAGTCGAGGTCGATGGTAATGGTGCAAGTTCTGGCTCAAATGAATTAAACAAAACTTTAAAAGAAAATGATGCGATGTTGAGCTCATTATTTACTAATGAAGAGCTAGAGGATCTTAAATCATTTCAAAATAAAGTAGTTCCAGAGGTAACGAAAAGAATTTCTCTAAACCCAAGCGGTGCGCCTTTTGTTTTGACGTCTGCTTTAGCTAAAAGTGGTTTGTTAGGATCTCAAGGTGCAGACATGACAAGCAGTTCTTTAGATGTGGCAAAAAGAACCATACGAAACTTGCAAAGTCCTTTGATTGAAATAGAAATGCAAGAAGAGCAAGGTTTACCAGAGCCTCAAGAACTTATGACAGATCAAGAGCAAATAAACACACAAAACGAACTCGAAAAAATAAATGTGCAACAAAGCATTGACAATTTTATGATGCCACAAATTCAACAACCTGTTTTTGTCGAGCCAGAATCAGATTTGACACCACCAGAAATGTTGTCGCCGACTATATTGCCAGATGAAAAAGATCGTGAGATCGCAATGCGACAGATGGGTGGTCTTGGTTCTTTAGTCTAAAGATTCAGTAGCTTTTATGATCGCGCCTTCGACTTCGTAATCTAGGTCTAGACCATGTATTTCTTGACCGTCTATGTTTGCAACTAGGTTTCTACTAATAAGTCTAAGCAAGGCTGCTTGTTGATGTAGCGTGGTCCTGCTAAACACATCTACTATTTCTTGAGCCTCCATGACAGGCCTGTAAGATTGAGGCACTGATTTGTCGCTAGCCATAATGTTGTTAAGCCACTTCTTCATTTGCATTTATCGTAGCTAATCGTTTGTGTTCTTTTTGTATTAAGACTTTGAGCTGATCTATCTTTGATCTATGCTCCATACTACAAATCTCACACAATAGATCATAGGTGCTAGGATCTACTGCTAAACTTTTTCTTATCTCTTTGCCTTCGCTCATAAATTTTATCCGTGCCAAATATTGTTATGGTTTGGTATATTCTATAAAAATTTACAAAAATATACAACATATAGTTTATTTTTATCTGATATACTAAAACGCATGTATAAACTTAAAAACTATCTGTTGAGCATGCAGTCTCACTGGATGATAAACCATGCCACTTACGACGCGGTGCAAGAAACAATACCACAGATTATTAAATATAAATCTAACTATGGCATGGAGGACATGGGTAAAACACCTGTTCATAAGGTAGTAAAAAAAATATATCCAGAGATATACAGGTTCCCTTTGTTTCGTAGACATTTTTGTACGCTATTGTTACGAGAGATAGATCAAATGAAAAAAGAAGTAGGCTTTGAGGGCAATGAAGAAGAGGACAACTTGCGACAGATACCAGAGATTGTATTAAAACAAGAGGTCCCAGAGCTGTATAGAACCATGTGGTTTGTGGTGCAAACAGTATTAAATCCAATTTTCAATGCAATATGGCAGCGCGATTGTAGGGATCCTGCAAGCATACAAATAGCTAACTACAATCTAAAAGAAAAACAACAAGGTGCTTGGCACCATGATGAGTCGGCAGACATTTCTGTTGTTGTGCCACTCAATACTGGTAAGTATAAAGGTGGCGGCACAGCTTTTCATAATTACGGCGAGGTACCACCATTACCTACGGGACATGCACTTATGTTTCCGTCCTTCAACAATCTACACAAAGGCCTACCAGTGCAAGGTGGTGACAGATATTTACTGGTTTTCTGGCTATGTGATAAACAAAAAACGATCGATTTGTATCATTCTTTAGACTAAAAAAACTTGTTATTATTGTGTGTAAATAGTTGCAAATAGTTGCAACTTATGGCATTATATCTATGTGGGAATTTTAATTAATAACAAAAACAAGGAGGATGTTATGGCCACAATAAAAGTAAAAGCTGGTGACAAGATCGTTATAGCAAATAAGGTTTATGTTGCTGACTATATAGATGGTGATACTACAAAGTACATTGGCAAAAATATTGGTGGTGGTTATGTGATTGTCGAGGACGATACATACTACGCTGAATATAACAAGTGGAGAAAATATTGGGACGATTGCGACGCAGGGAGAGTGTAATGAGAGAGTTACCAAAAAATGTGGTTGTTGTTGATACTGAACCTGTTTGGGTTAAGAACCCTTACACTGGTGCTGGTGTAATGCTTGAGCCAGATGCGGTTGCGGTTTACGACTTTGTAAAAGGTTGTGAAATGTTCAGAGATTACGATAACGTTAGAAAGGGTTGTGACTGGTTCAAAAAAAACGAGCCAGAAGCATATATGGTTTTATTAGACTAAGGAGGGTGTAATGGAAATAATTGGTGGATATACGTTGGTTGAGAGACTTGAAATGACTATTGAAAATATCAAGTTTCAAAAAGGTAAGGTTTTATGGGACGATCTTGAGAAACTAGAATTGATACTTGAGGCGCTTAAAAAGCAGGAGGTGGCGTAATGAACTTGGGTGAAATTACAATTAAAGCTATGATCGAGCTTTACAAGGTTGACGAAAAACTTGTTGGCACTAAGGACTATATGGGTGTTGCTTACTTTTGGGGACATGAGTATAAGCATACTATGAGAGATCTTAGCTATGCTAAAAGAAGAAAAATACATAATCTAGGACTCGACAGAGACATAGATTTTATTAAACCAAACAAAGAGGCGTGGTATTTAATTGCTGAGGTATTAAAATGCGACGTTAATACTTTGTGTAACATCAAGGAGGTAGCGTGATGGATACATATAAAAAAGCATTAGAAACTTACAATACTGGTTTGTTTCTAAAACTGGAGGGTTCGTTTGGTAGACAATTTGTTAATAACTTCATTGACTCTGGCATTATTAAAATGATTGATAAACCAGGCAATAAGGTAATTGACGGTTATGGCAGGGAAATACAGTTAAAAAAAGCTGAAATTGACCATGACAAAATAGACGAGCTGTGGATGAGTGATCCAGATTTTATGGCGGATATTGAAGGATCTAATTAATAATTTTAGGAGGTAATATGAGTAACTTAAAAGAAAAATATGAAAAAGTGTGTGAGGCAGAGTTGCAGTTGCGCGACATGGTAAAAAGTTATGCTGAGGATGTTATGTCTGGCAAGATGAGATTTTATCCAGAAGATGACGATGATGACAATTACTACGAGGCCTACAGTGTCAAATACATAGTTGACCATGAGGGTCGCTTAGAAGATGTAATGATTATGTTGGCTGGTGGAGGGCCAACTGTGTGGTTAGACACACATGCGCAAGAGGTTCAAGGGTACTGGGGAGGTATCAAATACACCAAGCCAATATATGACTATGAATACATAGTTGATTATTGGGACGAAATGTATAGTTGCGTTAAGTAGCTAATACAAATCTGAGATCTCTACGACCTGGATACCATCTAGGTTGTAGGGTCTAAAATCATCTTTATCTTTACACTTCAACAACAATTCTAAGGCTTGCTCGTTCCTAGCTCTAGCATATTCAAGCGCCTCATCTGACAAAGTATAAACACCGTATGGATAAGGGTGCGCTTTCTCTTGGGCCAGAAAGTTGAAGCCGTGTGCTTTAAGTCCAGAGAGGATACAGCCGTCTACATAAAGAGCTGCTTGCATGTGATAGTTGAAACTGTTAATCGCGTTTCTAAAGCCGCGAGGCGAGGCGTCACGGCATGTTTTAAGATCCCAAACCCTCTCGCCGTCATACCAGTCTAGTCTGCATTTAAATGGATGGCCATGCCACTCAAAAACAAGCGTTAGCTCGGTCTTATGATCCTTAGCTGGCACATAGTCTTGGACTACTGCTCGACGCTCCATGCAAACGTCATACATGTCACGACTTATGGCCGTGCGATCACCGATGGTTTCCATAAAGTTTGCATAATCTTCTTTACCAACTTTAGTACGCCTATCTATATTTGGTTGAATTACAAACTCTTTATCAAAGTTGTGCTTTTCTAAAAACACGGTATGTTGCACTCGGCCTTCCAGCAGAGCTGGTGTTTCAGTTAGTGCCTTGCGATTCTTCCAGCTGTACGGGCATTTTATGACCGTGGTAAGATCGT